TCGTAAAGTAAAAGTTGAGGAAATTTCTACTATGGATAATTTTGATGCTTTTATGGAAGTTACAGAACCTGCTATGAGAACGGGGGCATATACTACTGGTACATTATATGGATGGGGGACTGCTACTTCAGGCAATATGCAAGTTTTAGAACAAAACTTTTATAATCCTCGTGCTTATAAGTTTATGGCTTTTGAAAATGTATGGGATAGAGATTCTCGTAATGAAGTTTGTGGTTTCTTTAAACCTTATTGTTGGGGATTACAAGGTCAAATAGGTAATGAATATGGTGTAGATAAAGATGGTAATAGTAATATATTAGTAGGTTTAGAAATAGCAAAAAGAGAGAGAATTGATAAGAAAGAAAATGCTAAAACTTATTCAGAATATATAAATTATCTTGGTCAATATGCTAATTTTCCTTCTGAATCATTTAGTAGTGCTACTGAAAATATATTTAGTTCAGAAGAACTTACTGCTTGGGAAGATAAACTTCGTGTTGATTCTGACTTACATTTTTATATAGATGGTATGCCTGAAGAAGATGCTTCCGGTAAAGTTGTATTTAAAAGCAATAAAAGATTAATTATTGAAAATAAAAAAGTATATAATTATATTTATGGAGTTCCTCGTAGAGGCAATGAAGATCCTCATGGATGCGTTAGACAATGGTTTGCTCCTGAATATACAGAAATAATTCAAACAGATGGAATACCTAAAAGAGAAATAGCAAAAGGAACATATAGTATTTCATATGACCCTGTTGGTATAGATAAAGATAAAAAAGAAATAACTTTAAGACATTCTCATAATAGTATTAAAGTTTGGATGAACCCTTGTTACCTTAATGGATATAAACAAAAACTTGTAGCATGTTATTATGGTAGACCTGATAGACTTGAAGAAGCTGATAAAATATGTTATTTGTTGGCTAAACTATATAATTGTGTTGGAACAACAAATGTCGAAGTAAATAGAGGCGAAACTGTAAGTAACTTTAAAAAATGGGGAGCACTTAAATATCTTGGTCATGAACCTTTATTTGTTTGGGATGCTTCTCTTAAAGGTAAAATAAATAGCGTATATGGATATAACATTACAGATGGTATTAAAAAACTCGACGCTTTACGTCTACTTAAAGAAATGTTATATGAAGAAATTGGTAAAGATGAACATGGTAATCCTGTAAGATTTTTTCACAGAATACTCGATTATCAAACTATTCTTGAACTTAAAAAATGGTCTAATGTTGGTAACTTTGATAGAGTTTCAGAAATGCTTGTTAGAGCAATAGAATATAAAGGTATGGATATACTCGCTAAAGATCAAACTAATTCTAAAAAGAAATTAGATGGGTCTAACATTGATGACAATGATATACTTAATAGAAATTGGTTTTAAAATAAAATAAATAATAATATTATGGATGTTGAATTTATTGGTAAATATCATAATTTTCCTTTTCCTTCTCAAAGAGTTTCGGATAAAGAAAAAGAAAAACCTGAATGGTATGCTGCTGCTTGTGATTGGGTTATAGCTCAAGGTCAGGCATATAGAGAGCAAGAAGATATTGATGAAAAATATGGCATATTACAAGGAAATGTTCCAGATGCATATTATCGTAAAACATTAAATCCTTATAATACTACTAAAGATAAATATAAAAGATTTCCTGCGACTCTTCGTAATTATGATATGCTTAAAGGTATTATAAGAAGATATGTAAGTGAGTATATTAAAAATCCTCATGATTTTATTGTATCAGCTGTTAATCCAGAAGTAGTTCTTGCTCGTAATGCTAAACTTAATCAAGAATTAATGTTAATCGTTGAGCAAAAAATTGCTGCAAAAATACAAGAAACTTATCAAGAATATTTAAATGGTGGAGGTAATCCACAAGAATTTAATCCTCAACAAGCATTAGATGTAGAAGCTTTTATAAAAGAATTTAATGAAAAATATATTGACGATGTTTCTCAACAAGGTCAAGATATATTAAATGTAATTCAAACAATTACTGATGATATATTATTATATGCAAGAGCATATTTTGATTTTGTTACTTTTGGAGAATGTTATACATATAGTGAGGTAGTAGGTAGTAAACTTATAAAAAAGAATGTTCAAGTAAGAGATGCTTTTCCTGTACCTAATGATAATATGTTTGTTGAAGATTTTGATATGTTTGCTGAACGTATGAAAATGAGTTATCAACAAATTATAGATACTTATGGAGAATATCTTGATGATAAACAAATAGAATTTCTTAATACATATTATAATAGATATAATAATAATTTTACTCCAAGTTATGCTTTTAGTGTATATGATAGTTATTTTCCAGATGTTTGTGGTAAATTTACTAATGAAGAAAGAGAACTATTTGGTACTAATAATATTATGGCTCGTGATTCAAATCATGATTTATATGATGTTTGGAGAGCTGTTTGGCGAGGTGAACAAAAAAGAGCTATTGTTACATATGTTAACGAAGTTAATCTTATAACTCAAAGAATAGAAACAGGAGATTATGAATTAGATAAAAGTAAAGGAGATATAGATATAGAATATGTATATGAACCGCAAGTTTATGAATCAATTCGTATTGGTACTCGTAATGATGCTATTTATCCATTTAAAGCAAGAGCTATACCTTACAATCGAGGAGGTAAACTTCCTTATAATGGATTATGCGAACTTATACCTGGTTTTGGTAAATTTAGTATAATAGAGTTAGTTACTCCTTTTCAAGTATTTTATAATATTGTTGCTTATCATAGGGAAATGGCTATTGCTAAAAATAAATTATCAATATTATTAATAGCAAAATCATTATTAGGTACTGTTCCAGAAGATACTATATATAAAATGTTGGCTGATGGTGTTCTTTATATTGATGACGAAAGTGATATGAATATGATTAAGTCTCAACAAATTAGAATGGTTAATGCTGATATTAGTTCTTATATAGTAAGTATAACAAATCTTCTTGATAATATCGAACAGAAAGCAAAAGAGCAAGTAGATATGACTCCTCAAAGATATGGGGCAATAGCTAATTCTGCAGGTAAAGGAGTTACTGAAGAAGCTATTATACGTGGTTCTATGGGTTCTGTTATTATAGAATTTATTATGGATTATATGCGACAAAAAGATTATGCTCGTGATATGGATTATAGTAAATTTGCATGGATTGATGGGTTAGATACTTCTATTAAAGATTCTGATGATAGATTTAAATATATTAGTTTAGATATTGACAAACATGCTTATGCTGATTATATTGTTCAAGCTAAGAATTCTGCTAAAGAAATGGATAAACTTGAACAATTAAAAGCGTATGCTTTTAGTGCTGCACAAAATGGTAATGATGAAATTGCAATAGCCGCAATAATGGGAGATAATGTAGCCACAATTAAAAATTTAATAACTAATTTTAAAGATATTGAAAGAAAGCATGAAGAAAATCTTAAACAATTAGATATTGAATTAGAAAATCTTAAACAAGAAAATGAACTTAACAAAATTAGAGTTAAAGCTGAAGAGGACAGAAAGACCAAAGAACTTCAGGCTATTATTGATAAAGAAATTGCTATTATTCAAGGTGATGCTAATTTATTATCATATGACAATAGTGCTACTGAAGTACAAAAGCAAGCTGCGGCAAATAGGTTGGCTCAAAGTAGAGAAAGAGTAGATAAAGAAAAAATTAATTTAGCTAAACAACAATCTATTTTAGAAGCTTATAATAGAGAGCAAGATAGAAATTTAAAAAGAGAAGAATTTGCTTCTAAAGAAAAAATAGCTAAAGAGAATAAAAATAGACACGATTTTAAAAGTAAAAAGTAAATTATAACTATTAATATAAATAAACCTGTAACATATAAAAACGTTATGGGTTTATTTTTTGCTTATGATAAAGATTGATAAAATAATGATATAATGTTTCTCTACGGGGAAGATAATATTAATAAAATTTATATTGTTGAAATAACAGTATAAATAATTATACATATAATATAATATATTGCTATAAAAATGATACTGATATTTTTGTTAATCTTAATAATAAGTATTATAATTGTACTGTAATTTATTCACTAAATAAAACAATAATGGAACATAATTTTGGTTATGAAGAAGAGATAAACACTATTGATAATAGTGCTCCTGTTACAACTCCACCAGTAAATGCAACTAATCTTGATACAGGAAAAGTTGAATCTACTGAAGGTAAAGATGTTGTTACTGATTTAGAAGATAAGGATAAAAAGCCTTCTTCTGCATCTGTTGATACTAATGTGAAAAATGCTATTAACGTTACTACTAAAGAAAAAGACACATCCAAAGAAAGTGCGGATGATAAAGGTGCCAATACAAAACATGAAGAAGGTACTGTATTTGAAACTGATAATGGAACATATACTGTTGATAAAGATGGAAATGTCATAGATAATAAAGGTTCTATATTTAAAACTGCTGATGAAGTAGATGAATGGATAAAATCGTTTGATGCTGCTGAAGAAAGTGAAACCGCAGACAAAGAATTATCTATTGATAATATTAAAAAAGTTGTTGGAATTGAACTTACTGATGACAATGATAAACCTATTGAATTTGAAAATAGTATTGAAGGTGTTCAACAATATATAAACTCAATTCTCGAATCTAACAGAGATGAAGTAGCTATGGCTACTATTGATGCTTTTTATGCTAAGTTTCCTATAATGGAACAATTATTAAATTACTATGTTGCTAATGGTAATTCTATTGAAGGATTTAATGAAATTCCTGATAGAAGTAATATTACATTAGATGCTGATAATGAAGCACAAAATGAAGCTATTATTCGTACATCGTGGAAAGAACAAGGTAAAAAAGGTGATGTAGATACTTACATACAATACCTTAAATCACAAAACATGTTACATGATGTTGCTAAAGAAGAACTCGAAGGATTACAACAAAAAGATAAAGAAGCTCAAGAACAACTTGCTATTAGAGCTAAAGAAGAAGAAGATAAAGCTATTGCTTTACAAACTAAATATTGGAATGGCGTTAAAGAAACTATAAATAACAAAAAGATTGGTGAATATAAAATACCTGATACTATTGTTATAAATAAAAATGGTAAAAAAACATCTGCTACTCCTAATGATTTCTTTAATTATGTTTATCAAGTTGACTCTAAGGGAATGTCTGCTTATGAAAGAGACCTTGCTACTCAAAATCCAAAAGACCGTATGAATAATGAATTGCTTTCTGCTTATCTTACTTTTAATGGCGGAGATTATTCAAGTTTAGTTAAAATGGCTATTAATGAAGAAAAAGTTAAAACTATTAAACTTAAACATATTGAAAAACCTACTACTAAAGGTAAAATGATTATTAAACCGTCTAATACAAAAGAAATTGATTTAGGTTTTTAATTAATATTTAAAATTGATATATTATGTATAAAATGCAAGTTCTTTCAAGAGGTAATTATGATGATAGAGGATACTCTAATGAAGAAAGTATTGCTTATCTTCAACTTCAAAAACCTGTTGAAATTAATGCTTTCCTTACCTATAATTATGGTATGGATGATGATAGATTTCCATTGAGCTTTATGACAGAAGGTCAAGGTAAGTCTGGTATTGTAGATGTTGATACAATTCAATGGACTTGGAAAACTATGGGTAGAATGGAATTTACTGATATGGTTACTTACTTTAATGTTGCTAATACTAAGCCTGGTCTTGGTGGTGCTGAATTTGAAGTACATTTTTCTACACATAGATTTATTGAACAATATGGTCTTGTTGCTCCTGATGGTCAATCTCAAGTTCGTATTCAAAAAGATTTAGGTGAAAGTGCTTATGGTTATGGATATTTATTGAAATTAACCACTCCTAATCCTAATGCTTTTATTGATCCTGCAATGTTAGCTAAAGGTAAATATTGGAGTATGTCTGCACCTACTGTTTCTGAATCTTATTCTAAAGGTAATAGAAGCAATGTTATGGGTCCTGGTCGTATGACTTCTCAACTTGAAATTCAACGTTATTCTAAAGAAATTGCTGGTAATCTCGCTAATGTTATTACCGAATATGGTTTTAAAGATAAAGCTGGAAATACTTCTAAACTTTGGATTAATGAAGAAATGCGTCAATTCAATGTTCAAATGCGTGTTATGAATGAAGAACGTCTTTGGATTGCTGAATATAATCGTAATGCTCAAGGTGAGGTTTTATTGAAAGACCGTGATAATGGAAAACCAATTCCTCATACTGCTGGTATGTTAGAAATTTGTCGTGAATCTAATTATGATACTTATGGTGAATATTTAACTGTTAACAAACTTAAAAGAACAATAGGAGACGTTATTGACAGAGAAAGTGATGACGGCGTTATGAATATTGTTCTTATGGCAGGTAAAGGATTTATGGAAGACTTTGATGATGCTTTTAAAGCAGATTCTAAAGAAAATGGTTTCTTAACTCCTCTTGGAGATAAAGTAATTAATGAAGTTCCTGGTGGATTAAGTTATGGTAATTATTTCCGTCAATATAAAACTATTGAAGGACATCTTATTACTATGAAACATGCTTCTTTCTTTGATAAAGGTACTATTGCAGAAGCTGCTCGTCAGAACGGTATGATTCACCCTCGTTCAGGTCTTCCTATTACTTCTCACCAAGCTGCTTTTATTGACTTTTCTGTATATGAAGGTGTACGTAATGTACGTATGGTTCGTCAAAAAGGACAAATATATAAAGCTAAGGTTCTTAAAGGTATGACAGATGTTCCTGCATCGTGGGGTGTTCCTGATAGTAATTTTATTTCTACTGAAATTGATATGAGTAGATATGAAATTAAATCTACTTTAGGGCTTCAAGTAAACAAATCAAACAAGATGTTCTTGTTAAAATGTGTATTATAATATTTAAATAAATTATATTATGGCTGAAAATAATTCTGCAACTGGTAACAAATTTGGATTTAATAATACAAATACCGGAGATAATAAACAGAATCCAACCGCTCCTGCTGTTGTTGATAATACTACTGTAGAAGATAAACCCAAAGTAACCCTTCAAGAAGAAATGGACAAACGGGCTAATGAAAGATACTTAGATAGACGTTCTATTACTATTGCTTTAGTAAAGAATTATTCTTTATATAGAGAAGCTAATAGAGCAACTCTTCCAAAACGTGTTGATTATATTGGTAGTTCTGTTTCTTCCTCAAGAACTCTTTCTTCAAATAAAACTGAAGTTGACACATATTTTCCAAGACTAATTGGTTTGTCTCCTAACGATCCTAATTTTATTCAACGTGTAAAACAATATTTAAATAATATTCAAATAAAGGTAGATGAATTAGGTAAAACGTTTGATATTAGTTTTGAATATTATCATAAGAAAGATTATGATAGAATTTCAAAACTTGAACAAGATATAGAAGATAGATATAAGTTTGCTAATAGACAAAATTTAGTTGATTTAAGAAAAGCTCTTAAACAAAAAATTGAAGATATTAATGAACTTGAAATTTCTAAATGTACTCTCGGTTACCCTGTAAATCTTGAAGATTATCTTATGTATAGACATTGTTTATTATATAATGATATTGCTAAAGATACAGCGTTAATTAATACAGATTCTTCTATACGTTTTTACTTTAGAGATGACCAAAAAGAAGCTGAAAAACTTAAGAAACTTCGTCAAGAAGTTAATAGGGCAAAAACTAATTATGTTAATGCTTTGGCTGATGACAATTTATTTAATGCTATTTTCATTCAATATTGTGTTATTAATAATCTTCCTGTTGTTTCTTCTTTGTATGAAGAAAGAATTGATAAAGAAATTAAACTTGACAAATTTAGTCAAGATGAACCAGTTAAATTTAATAAACTATTTAATAATAGTGATATTAAATTAATGAGTGATATTGAACATTTAATTGCCCGTGGAGAACTTATGCGTTCTTCTTATAATCAAAATATTTCAGATACTGAAGGAAAATTTATAGGAGCAAATATGGCTGAAGCTATAGCTTGGTTTAAAAGTCCCGAAAATACTTCTGTTGTAGAAGCTTATAAAAATAAATTAAGAAATATTTAATATGGAAATTCAAGACATGCATATTAGATTTCGTGCAATAGCTCAACAGGCAGGTATGCAAACTGTTCGTGCTATACTTCCTGAAACTATTGACATTTTCTTGAATGCCCAAATAATTAATAAGGTCAGACAAGTTGTAGCTGAAAATGCTACAACTATGTTTGGCGACAAAGTTACAATTCAAAGAAATCCTCTTAGTCCTATAAATGCTATAAAAACTCTTTATAGATTGAAACAAATAAATACTATAAATGGAGATGGTAGTCGTTTAAATCCTCATAAAGCTGTTTTAAATTTTGATAATAAAGTTATGTATTATACTGGTGTAATAGCTTATTATAATAATAATAAAAGTTTTAAATGTAGACTTATAGAAGGAGATTCTTTGGAAAATACTATGAATGATTATTGTAGCAAAGATGATTGGAATACTCCAATTGCTGAAATAAAACATGATGACGACAAGTCAATGATTGTAGAAGTTTATACAGATAAAGCTATAAATAAACCTATTAGTATAGGTATTAGATATATATTATTGCCCAATACAGTTAAATTCTCTGATGTAATTGATGAAAGAGTTAATTGTAATCTTCCAGAATATTTACATGATGATATTGTTATGGCTGCCGCTCGCGAATATCAACAATCTGTTCTTTCTACTTCTCATAATCCTAATTAATAAATTAATATTATATAAATTATAGTAAATATGAGACAATTTCTTTTAGGTGGAAACGTAGCTTATCCTGCTGCTGCTGCTGATTTAAGTGCTCTTGCTGCTGGTGCTATTGGTATATTTCATGATGTTAATGGTGTTTTAACACTTACAGCCGATGGTGCAAATGTTAAGAATAAAGCTTTTATTGCTCTTGGTAGGAGTGCTGCTAACGGAGGACCTGTTGCTCTTCCGTTGTTTAAAAATAATTTTACTTTTGTTAAAGGTGTTTATCAAGCAGCTACTACTTTTGTTGCTACTGTTGTAATACCTGCTCCAACTGTTGTAGGCGAATATACTATATTAGTTGCTAAAAAAGGTGTAGCTCCTAATGAAAAATATTTACATACTGCAAGCGTATATGTAGATAATGCGAGTATGACTGCTGTACAACTTGCTCAAAAGTTAGTTAATCAAATTAATAACGATACTACAAGTTCTGGAGTAAAAGCTACTTTAGCTGCTGCTACGATTACTATTACTGCCGAAACTGCTGGTGTTGATTATGCAATTTTAACTACTGATAAACTATCTGGTGTAGTTCCTACAATAACTACTGCCGGAGCTCCTGCTTATGGTAATGCTGCTTATATTATGGATTTGGCAAATAAAGCTGCTGCTGATGCAGGTTTTGAATATACTTATGATAATGATGTTAGATACTTATATCCTAATTATCCTATAAATCCTTTAGCTGCTGCAGATTCTGCTGATGTAGGATTTACTATTTTTACATTACGATTTGCTGAGCCTCGTGAAATGAAAACTCGCGATGAGGTTATTCATCAAATTGTTCAAGTAGCATTCCCTACTGGTGCTGCTGCTATTGCTACACTTGAGACTATATTAACTGCTATTGCTGGATAAGTTGATTAATAATATTATTATAGGTTGTATAAATACCATATAGATACTATATATTAAAAATGAACTATTTAACTATAAGAAAGTTTATTAATTTATAATATTATATTATTTATTAATAAACTTTCTTTTTATTATGTAAATTATGGAATTGATAAATGAAGCTTTTAAAGTAGGGGTTATTCCAGGATTAGTGCTTGCCATATACTTAATTATCATTAAACTGTTAGATACAAAAAAAGAAAATAAAGAAACTAAAGTTAATAATGAACTTATAAATACACTTAGTAATATAAATACTTTTATTGTTAGTATTACAAGCAATATCTTGTCCAATGATAAAGATAAATGTAAGTCTGCTATTAGAAATTCATTAAATGGATACTCCTTCAATATTATTAAGTTTGTTATACGTACTGTGATAGATAATAATATTGAAGTTAATAAAGAAAATATAATTTTTAATTTTAGAGATATAATTAAGACTGAATACTATAATACATATCATACTCTAATGATGTACACTATAGATAATCAGAATGTTTCTAATTGGCTTAAAGAAGTATGGATGGACGAAATAGAGAAGATTGTACTCGGTATTATTTATAATAATAATTTTGATGCAAAACAAAAGATAATTTATTGTACAAATAGACTCACTTCTTTGTATCAATCTTATATAACATATTTAACTAATAAAATAAAGTAATATGTATGATGAAGATTTATTAAAGAAAAAAGCTTTAGAAAAATCTATAGCTGTAATAAGTAATATAGGACAAGGTTTTATACCCAAACCATCTATATTTTGTGAAATACAAATTATTTGTTGTTTAGATAGAATATATAAACTTTATTATAATCTTAATCTTAAACAAAAAGAAAAGATAGAAGAATTATATAACGCTTTAATATTATAACAATGGAAGATACAGTAATTATAAAAAATGATAGCAATGGTTATATATATATGGTTATTCCAGAAGAATATATGTGTGTCTATAATGAGCTATTAGGACTATTATCTAACTTAGGAATAGATATGATTAAAGATTGTGCTGCTTCTTGTAAAGGCAACTCTAAGAATATCATAAATTGCTGGAATATGTTTCAAACTGCTTGTGCTGCATATTCTATTAAAGAAGTTAAAAAGGCTGATCTTATAATAAAATATATAATGAGTACATTGAAATTGTCATGTCCTAATTTTATTAGAGTTTATGACGCTATTGTTTATTTTGGAGATTCTTCTATAGAAGTAACTAATGATATGATTTTACAAGGAGATAGTGTTAATTATTTAGATACTTCTTTTTTCGAAGTTCCTTTCTATAAAACTACAAACTATATTGCTGTTCCTTTAGGAGTTACTATAGACTTCATAGAAAATAAAAATGTTGGTGGTGAGTATTTATATAACAGAGAAACAGGAGAAGATCTTTATGTTAGATCAAGAATTACACTCAATGATAAGCAATATATTTTATGGGTTTGTACGTTAGAAGACGCTTTATTGTCTAATGTATATGTTAAACTTGTTAAAGGAGAAGAAGAGTTAATTAAAAATTTATATTGTAGTGAGATAACTCATGTTCCTGATGTTGAAGATATTCTTTCTACAGAACCTAAAGATACTACTAAGTTTAATATATTTAAATGTAAAGTATATAAGATAGGGCATTTTATAGCTGTACCTTATGATGTAAGAGTAGAAAGCATACAAAATGATAATTTTGGAGGAGATTGGCTTTATAATGAAGATTTGGGTATAGATTTATATACAAGATCTTCTATTACTATTAATAATAAACCATATTATTTATGGTATTATGAAACAATAATTCCTCTAAACGGTTATATTAAAATAATAATAAAACAATAATATTATGAATGATTATGTAGGGCTAACTAAAAGGCTAAGAATTGTATCTGAACCTGTAGCTAATATAGATATTAATTATGGTCCTTATGATTCTATAGAAGAAGCTAATTCTTCTATACCTATTAATTTAAGAGCTATAGGTTTAACTGTGGGGATAAAAACTCTTGAAGGAGTTGTTGACTATTGTTGGAAAGAAAATATTACTAATGCTGGACTTGTTTTAAAAAATAGAGTTATAGAAAAAGTTTCTGAATTAGATAACGATCTTAATTATACTACAGAAGAAGAAGTAGCTAATGTTTATGCTACAGACGCTAAATTAAATACTACTGCAAATAATTTAGGTAATTCTATAAATACTACTAAAAATAATTTAATAGAATATGTAGATAATAAAACTACTAAATTTAAAGGATATTATACTACTGCCGCTTTACTTAAATCTGCTTATCCTGCTGTTAATAATGAAAAAGACTTCTTTGCTTGGGTTGGAACTCCTTATCCTGGCACAGTATATAAAGTTAATAGTGATGGTGGTGCATGGACTAATACTTCTCAAATTCCAGATCAATCTGTTGATTTAACTAATTATTTAGAAGAACAAGCATTTACTTGTTATGTTGCAAATAAAGAAGATGGTATTATTATACGAGAGTCTGAAAATAAAATTTCTATAGTTGGTTTGCGTATAGTTTTATCAAGTATTATTTATATTATACCTGATATAGACATACCTGTCATTCCTATAACTACAACAGGAACTCCCGCTTCTTCATATACAGGAGTTCTTATAGTAAATAAAGATACTTTAGAAGTAAGAAATGTTACTACAGGTACTGGATACGGAACTTATGATAAAAAAGTTTGGTTTCCTATAGCTGTTATTACAAGAAGCACTAATTCAAGTAGTACTGTTGGTAGAGTAATTAATGTTGAAGGCAACGTTCTTGTTCATTATGACAAACAAAATGCTAAATTAAATAATTATATATTTAATGCACATAATAATAATTATGATAGTATTTATATAGCAAATAATGGCAGGACTATTAACATTAACAGCAATGGCTTTTCTTTTATCTACAAAGGTGTTAGATATGTTATAAGTGGAGGTGGAAATTCAGGAACTGATATTACTCTTGATAGAATAAGTGGACAAGTACGTAGTTATATTTATATAGATACTTCTAAGCTTAATCCTTCTGGCACTACTAATTGGAATGATACAAATATTTTTGTTACCGTAGGAAATGTTGAGACTAATTTAGAATATATGGTTCTTTTTGCTGCGTATTATATTAATACATTGCAAGACGTTGGACTTATAGCTAATATTATAAATAAACAACGTACTATTAATAAATCTGATAAAAAATATACTATTAAACAAGTATATAATGGATTGTCTTCTAAAAACTATCCTGTTCAAGTATTTATTAATCAGGATAAAATAGTAATTCCACGATCAATGCTTATCTTTGATGATAGTACTGGAGAACATAAATTTTCAGGAGAAGAAAAAGAAATATCTCGTATACCTACTGATTGGAATGGAGTAACACAAGCTAGTTCTAATGGAGTTATATTATTTAATCCTGTAACTCGAGAAATTAGAAATATAGTATATACTCTTGCTTATAATTATCCGAGTACAGAAACTTGGTGGAGAATAGCTAACATTAAATCTATTCCTGGACAAATGGCATATCTTGCTTGTACATTTGAATGGGTTATTGCTGATGGTGGTCAAGAAAGTTCTTCTATTGTACAAAGAAATACCGATATTGAAACAGCTGTGGATGCTATTATAAATAGAAGATATAGTGATGATATTGCTAGTATGATAAAGAGATTTACATTTGTGCATGAAAGTGATATTCATGC